CACGCGTCTGCCATGCGGTCGTGGCCGATTTCGCCGGTGGTTCGGGAGCCTGCTCCACTTCCCCGGCGTTCTCGACGATGGCTGTGCAGGGATCATAGGTGCCGCTCGACTCAGGGCAGAGCGGTTCCCACGTGATCCCCATGCGCCAATGGGCATCCGGCAGATCGAGCTGCGTCGCCGTCGACAGCAGATCGAACTGCGGTGCGGTGAACGGCAGCGTTCCGCTGCTGATCAAGAGTCGTCCGCGTGCCACTACCGTTCACCTCCCTTCGTGCTGTTCGCTGTCGTCACGGCTGCTTACGAGCCTGCGCAGGTGAACGTACGAGCGCCGATCTCACCCGATGGGCAGAGAGCGACGGTCACGACGCGGGACTCATGCCCTGGCTTCAGGATCGCGAAGCAATCCTCAGCCCACGCCGCCGTGTGGTCGTTCGTCGCGTTCAGCACGGAGTCGCGCGTCACGCCGAGATCGAGCGACATGGAGTTGCCGCGCACGAACGTGCCGGGAGCGAACACCATGTAATCCATCGTGTCGGGCCACTCCGTGAGCGCTGTCGCGCCACCAGGCGTTGCGGTTCCGGGTGCACCGGGCTCGCGTACCTGCCAGTCGCCGACGAACTGCACACGAGCGCCACGCAGGTTGAACCAGTCGGCAATCATGCCGTTGGTGACGCCGAAGACGTCGATGCCGTCACGGTTCGCGAGGTCGGCGCGGATCACGGCGTTCGCCCACCGGGGGAGCACGACTTCGAGCACGGCATCAGAACACATGCTGTACTTCTCGCGGTAGTCAGTGATGCTCAGTTCGATCGACTGAAGCAACGCCGACGTCGTCGCGCCGAGCAGGCCGGTGTGATCGACGGCGATCGATGCTGAGATCGGGTCGCCCGACCCGCCACCGTTCAGCATGATGTCGATGATGGCGGCGTTCGTCGCCTTCGCGCGGATGGCGAACACGAGGCGTAGCCAGTTCGCGATCAGTTCGGGGTATGCGTAGTCGACCAGGTTACCGGCCGTAACGCAGAATCCGAAGCAGTCGGCGCGACGGTCGACGAAGGTCGGGCACTCGACACGTACGCAGGGCTTGAAGACGGAATCCGACGTCACGGCGTCGATGTCGTCCTGCTCCGTCCACGACCACACGATGTCGGGGATCGCGACGATGTCGCCGAAGCTCGGCGACGTCGGGTACTGCACGCCGCCACGGTTGAGACCGACCGTGGGAAGGTCGATCATGCCGTCTTCGCAGACGATGTTGAAAAAATCGTAAGAGATTTCGCTCGGCGCGCACCATCCGCCTGCGGCCGTGAGAATGTCGACGTCGCTCGCGGCCGTCAGCACTTCATTGATCTGCTTCGGGGTGGCGTTCTCGTTCAGCATGAAGTTGAACTCACGCTTCAGGCTCGCAACGGGGTACATGTTCGGGTTGCCGGTCTTCGAAATCGGGAGCATCCGCGCACGTGCGTGCATGGCCTCAGCGAGTCCATAGATATTCTCGACACGTCCACCCTGCGTGAAGCCGGGAACGTCTGCGGAAGCGATGAGCACGGCTTCGCTGCGTTCTTCGTGCACTCCGGCATCGGGCGCGTACTTGGCGATCTCGCCGAGCCGCAGACGGCGGTTCAGGTCGTACTCAGGCTTCAGATTGTCGGCCGCGAACGCCTTGAGCGTGTTCGCGGTCTCCGTCATGGCGAGCATTGCCGCGACGAGCGGCGTGTCTCCCTGAGCGGCGACGAGTTCCGGCTGTTCAGCGTCGGCGTTCTCGGCGTCTGCCTCGTCGGCGTCTGCCTCGTCGGCCTGCGCGGAGGCATCGGCCGCAGGCCGAACCGAGTTGCGTAGCTCCGCAGCACGTGCTTCACGTGCGAGTCGATCCGTCTCACGGTCGGTCGTGACGTCTTGAGCAGCCTTGATCTGCTTGCCGAGTGTTTCCAGCTCCGTCAGCGCTTCATCCGTGAGCCCGGTGCCGTCACCGTACTTGGCATCGAAGGCTTCGCCCAGCTTCGTAAGAAGTCCAGACAGCTCGGCGTCGTTCATTTCCGCCAGCCGAGCATTAAGCTCTTCGGTGCCCTCTGGCAGGTTGAACCCGCCTTCGCTGTTCTTAGGCATTTCATCCCTCTATGTATTCGGGTAGATACGCGGATCATACATCGATTCGAAGGCGTTCCTTTCGAAAAACCTTCGAATCAACGGTTAGTTCTGATTTGCAGGCGCAGGTGCGGCCTGCTGTGATTTCGCCGTGGTCACGACCACGCCGCCGCGCTCACGCGCGATCCGGGCTTGATCCTCCGTCGAGAAGTGGTTGATCGTGCCCTTTTTCTTGCTTCCGCAGTTGCATCCCATGTCAGTTCACCTTTCCCGCTGCGAGGTGCGCAGCGAAGCTGTGTACGCGCGACGCGCGGTCGCGTCCGATCGATGCCGCGATGCGTTCGGCGGCGGCGTCGGCGTTGAAACTCAACGTCTGTGGCTCGACGATACGGCCGAACCGCACCGGCACCGTGACGTGTTCGAGCTGCCCGGCCTTCATGCTCATGAAGGCATTCGAGCGCTTCGGGAAGCCCGGCACCGGCACGAGCAGCGCACCGGCCAGCTCACGCTTACCCGGCTTCTCACGGTGCGGCCCCCAGTCGCCCGAAAGCTGGCAGGCCATCATCCGGCGAATCTGGTCAGGCGTCACGTCTGGCAGCACCGCGCCCGCGATCCACACGCCGCGTGAATTCTCGCCGACACGAACCGTGGCGACGATCGAGCACGAATTGTCGTAGTGTTCGCGGCGAGCCGCACCGACGACGCGAGGAGACGCTACAGCGTGGCCGCAGTCCATCGTGATCGGACCGGTAGCCACGCGTGCGTATCCGCCTTTGCCGTCGTCGGCGAGCGTGACACGGTTCATCCAGATCCCGTAGTCAACGTTCCCCATCGGCACCGTGACGCGCTTGTCCCGGATGCCACGGTGGGCGACGTTCTTCGGCGCGAGGTATCCGAATATGCGTCCTTCATCCGTGATCGTGATCGCGCCGATTTCCGGTTCATCGCGGGGCTCGTCGAACCACTCAGCCGGAGGCAGGTCGGGAATCTCCATCGTGAACGACGAAGCCGTGACGGGCATGTCGACAGCGTCAGCTTCAACCGGCGTTCCCTCCGGCACGGGCTGATCGAGATACAGCCGCGCTTCCACGTACGCCGGGATGTCGACGAGCGTCGCAGCGCGGATGCGTCCGGAGTGGTACACGACCATTTCGGGGATCATGCACGCCATGTCGGGCCCATCGTTGTCATCGAGCAGCGTTCCGGCATCGTCCGGTGCCTCTTCGAGTGCACACGAGTCCGGAAAGACGTACTCGACGTTCAATCCCTGCGGATCTTCGGGATCATCAGCGTCGATCGAAACACCTGCGAGGAATCCAGGGTCTTCACGCGTGCCCATCTGCTCGGCCGCACGCCGCCCCCATTCGGTATCCAGGTTGATCACGCCGGTGCCGTGTAGTTCATTGCCGACGCGCGTGATCGTGTCGATGCGTCCGACGTTCACGACCTTGTCGGTAGCCATCCCGCCATGTGCGCGCTCGTACATCCATCCGAGTGGAATTTCAAGCGATGCTGTGTCGCCGAGCTGGGGCCACGTGAGTGCGCCCGCTGCGAACTGTCGGCCGTCACCGGTCGGCGTTCCTTCGACGACGAGCACACCCGACCACGGCACCGTGTTGCGCATCGCGGCAGGCATGGCGGCGTCTGCGCCATCTGCGGCTTCGGAGGCGTAGAGCGCCGCCACCTGCGCCTCAGCTTCGTCGCGTGTCGCGTGGCAGCCTGCAAGTTCGTTATCTGCGTCCTTCACGACGGCGAACTCACCAGCGTCGCAACGCTCGTCGCCTTCGACAATCGACCACGGCATTTCAGTGTCCTCAATCCGGTAAGCAGCGGCGTTCAGGGTTACGGTGCCGGTCGACGCGGTGTTGAGCGCATCGACGTCGATGATCGTGATCGTCGTGCACCGACAGTTGATCACTTCGCCCGGTGGTCCGGCCGGGTCGCCGGGGAAGTCGAGCGACGCGCCACCGACCGTGAAGGGCTCGTTTAGGCCGACCGTCTGCCCGTCTGCATCGACGTGCGTCGGACGCGTGCGGGCGTCCTCGGCCGCCTGCCAACGTCGCGAGAACGCGTCAGCACTGCCGAAAGCGCTTGCGGCGCGGCGTACGCTCGCGGCGTTCACGGTGTTGCGCGCGCCATGCGACTCCGTACGTGCGATCACGCGCGCGCGCGGCTCCGTGACTCCGGCCGCCTCGCGTACGCGCTGCGCAATCGTCGGAATGTCCTCACCGGCGGCGAGCCCTGCCGCGATCTCTGTGCGCGCGTTGAACCACAACTCATTGCCGATGCCGACGAGCCGATTCTTTGCCTGCGCAAGATAGAGCTGCGTGTCGAGCGGTTCGTTCAAGAACGGCAGATCGCCCAGTGCACTGCTCAAGGCACGTGCGGCGTCCTCGCTCGCAATCGACATCGACACCGTGAGCGCTGGAATCAGTTTCGCGTCGACATACTCATTCCACAGCGTTGTGATGATGTCGACGACGGCCGTCGACAGTGTCGACAAGTTGTTGTGTTCGATTTCTTCGGCCGCTGCCGCAACAACTAGCACGAGTCCGGCCGCAATAAGCGCTTCGTATTCTTCGGATGCTGCTTCGAGTTCTTCGATGGACTGCGATTCGAGTTCAGCCACGGTCCACCCCCGTCAGCAGGCGACGTGCACGCTCAGTGATGTCGACTGGCATATCTTCGATATCCGTCTGTGCCTCAGTGGGGTCGGGATTCGCTGTGTCGACGGCTGTGTCGTTTCGGTTATCGTCCGGCGTTGTAGGTACCTGATTGGTTACCGTGAGTTGCCGCTTCAGTTCGATGATCCGTGCAAGTTCCTCTTCGTCCGGCTGGTCGGTTTCCGAGAAACCAAGCTCACGCAAGAACGCAGGGCCGGACAGCTCGCCTCGGTCGTAGGCTTCGATGGCCTCTTTCGACCGGTCGGGCCGCATGACGATTTCACTTGGGTCATACCAGATAACCGCTTTACCGCCCCGAGGTCCGGTGAGCGCGCGCCCCTCAGCTTCCAGCGTCGGGTACAGGAACCCTTCCGTGAAGGCGTGGCAGATCATTTCCATGTCGGGCGTGATGTGCACTTTGATGCCCGACTCTTCGATCTGTGCCGCGCCCCAGTGCGTCATATCGCCGAGCCCCGTCAACTGCTCGGCCGGGATGTCGAGCGCTGTCGCAAGGCGTGTCACAGCCCCGTTTCGCTGATCAAGCATCCGCTCAGAGAACGGGTTCGACAGATCGATCACGTGAATGAGGTCGGAAATCTTGACGTCCGAATCGCCGAGATCAGCGCCGATCGGAATCTTAATGGTTGCCTGCGCGCTCGTCGGGTCGGCGACACCTTTCGAGCCGACATCGACGAGCAGTTGCGCGAAGGGGTCGACCGACTCGGCGCTCACCGGAGTCGGAAGGTCGGGGAAGCTCAGCTTCCCACGGTCGTACAGGATCACGCCGTTCGCAGCCATGCGCGAGATGGTCTCAGCGATGATGCGGCGATTGATGAGGTCAAGTTCCTTCATCGCGCCAAGCGCGTATGCTGCGCGCGAGGTCGCTCGCCACCCCCAGCGGGGATGCGGACGCCAAAAGCGCACGACGAGCGTATCGACGGGGAGTGATTCCCATGCGCGCGAGCTTTCGCCCGTCCGAATCTGATACTCTCCGTTGCGAATCCGCAACTCGTCAGCGCTATACACCTTCCACGTGCGCTCGCCGAAGATGTCTTCGACGCCGCATAGCCAGCCTTCGCCGGGCACGTTCAGGTGAATGGCGGTCTCGCCGAGAATCTGCGACTGGCCGCCGATGCCTCCGGCGAACTCGGCAACGAGATCAGCGATCGGCCCTTCCGTGATCGGAATCGGTTCGTCGCCTCCCGGCATGAACTCGGCAGCGATGAGCCGAACGCGGCTGATCGCGTTCGCCTTCCAGTTCACCGCTGCCGAGAATTCTTCGAGCCGCTGGTAGTAGTCCCAAAGTTGGTCTTGCTCGCTCGTGTACTCGGGATCATGCATCCGGCGTGGCGGAATGACGGCAGCAGACGCCGTCACACTGTTGAACGCCGGAAGACGCATGGTCGCCCCTAGTCTGAATCGATGCGCCCGATCAAGCCGACAATGGTCGACGTCGCGAGCCACAGCAGCGCGAACATAAGGTAATCGAGCCCGTACGCCTCCGATACTAGCAACGATCCCGCTCCGGATACCCAAAATCCAAGGCACCACGGGCACGAGAGCATATACGCCAGCTTCGAATTGAAGTGAACAGTCTGCTCGAAGAGATACTTCAAGTTCTCGTCGTCGCCTGCGTGCTTGGCGATCCACCGTTCTTCGAGCCGTTCGCGAAGCCGTCCGAAGACCGGTTCCGCGATCGTGTCCTTCACGACGAAGCGTGTCACGCGGTAGCAGGCGAGCGCGAGCACCGCGAAGAGTACCGCATCATACATCCTGGTCGGGTCCCTTCCGCTTGGGCCACGCCTTCACGGTGGCGAGCACGAGCGCGCCGAAGGGGATCGACGCCGCTAGCGCCGCCTGCCAGAGCACGACTTCATTGACCTTCGCGTCAACGTAGTAAGCGACGAGCGCGAGTACCGCAGCACCGAACACGTAAACGATGCTGCGAGGCGCGCTCGTGTTGTTGTTGTTGTTCTCGCCCATGTCGATCATCCCCTTACAGTCCTAGCAGCTTGTTCCACGTGATCGGACCTGCGATGCCGTCGACCGGCTTCGCGTGCTTCGACTGGAAGTCGCGCAATGCAAGCTCGGTCTGCTTGCCGAAGATGCCGTCAACCGTGAGCTTGTACCCCCACGCGATGAGCAGCCCTTGCAGCATCCGAACGCGGCTGCCCTTATTCCCGCGCTGAATCGTCGGCATCTTGTTCCCCAACTTCGTTCCGGTGCTCGGCTTCGACGGCTTCGCCGGAGGCGGTGTGTCATCGCCCATCGACGCGATGCGCCACGATGTCGAGCCGTTGTCGTAGTTCGTCGTGCTGCGGCCATCCGGCCCGTT